GATATTACTTATAGTGTCGCTGAATTTCGTGCTGGTTTAGAAAGCCATAAAGAAATGGGTGACGAAATGTTTAAAATGATGCAAAAGAAAGTGAGTGTAAATGAAGTTACAGAACTATTTAGAAAAACCTTGGCTAACAATCGTAAAAGAAATCTCGACATCGACAATAACAGTATTGTTGTCATGCGTGATCTGGACTCTTTATGGGGTAAGTATGTTGCTAAATATGGCAATACAGTTTTTGCGATTTATCAAACTGCGACTGACTGGGCGACTCACCCAATCACCAGAGGAGCTGTTTACAATGTTTCAAGAAAAAGAGAAAAACAAGTAGCAGAGATGATGCAATCAGATCATTGGAATGCTTTATATAACTAAGGAGGAATATGCAAATAGATGAACTAATAACTTATCTTGCATCAACTGACGAAGCTTTTGCTAAAGTACAAGCAGAGCTTACATACGGTCAAGATATATTAAAACATATAAAAGGTGCTTTTGTTTCTGGATCAGAACTTCCAGTATCTAAAGCTACCGAACAATTCTATGCATCTAAACATTATACTAATCATATTGAAAAGTTGCATAAATTAAATGTTGAGCAGTTGACTTTAAAAAATAAAAGAAAAACTGCTGAAATGAAAATAGAAATATGGAGAACTATGGAAGCATCAAGGAGAAAAACTAATGTCTAAAACAATACTTAAACCATCAGATAAAGCTATTGTTAAACTTTATACTGATAGAGAACATGACATTTACAATGCTGGTTACAAAGATTGTAAACTAAATGACAAAAATATATTTAAATTTGTTCCAGATACTAAACCAATACATAACGAAAAAATCTATGATATTATTATAGATGAAGTTTGTTCTTGGTTTAAAGTTAAAAAATCTGAATTATTTAGTAAAATGCGAGATCAGTATTTAGTGCTGCCGAGATCATTTACTCTTAATTTATTAAGAGAATGTACTGCACTTTCTTTTCCACAAATATCTAAATTAACTGGTAAAGATCATACAACTTGTGTGTATCATGTACAGTTAAGATTAAATAAAAAAAATTATTGGAAAATTGATAATAATCATGCAGTATATGCTAAATTAAAAAATATTATAGAATTTAAAGCATCAGAGGTATCTGTCTAAGTCTTTAATAGTTAGCGAAAACCATGGTATGCTAATGCCCCAATTGCGTTGCTCTTTCTATGTTTCAGGCAACGCACATTGGGTGTTGACAATTAAATATTTGTGCGTATGCTTCAAATATGGCAAATCAAGAAGCATTAGGCCCGATATTTCATAATCAAGTAATACCACAATTTGTGGCTGCTAGAAAAACTAAAGGAATATCACAATTAGAAATGGACGAAATCTTGGGGGTAGCCAAGGGATTAGTTTCTAAATGGGAATGTGGAATAAGAAAACCAAGTGGTTGGTTGTTCTGCTGTTGGGCAGATGCTTTAGATATGCAAATAACATTAACCCCAAAGGTGCTAAAACAATGACAATAAATCCAAACTTTGAACCTAACGAAGTTACAAATGATCCTATTGTAAATGAAGTTATCAACAAAATAGTTGATAGACATATGCAAGGCATGGAGAAATTTGGCAAAACAATGGAAGATAATGATAGACCGTTGGACGAATGGACAGAAGAAACTATTGAAGAATTAATAGATGCTATTCATTATTTAGTTAAAGCTAGATCTATCATTAAAAAATTCAAGCTAAAAGAAAAAGAGCTTGATACAATGATTGCTAAATTTAAGGAAGGAACATTTGTAAATGATAAAGGAACTGAAACGCAAGAGTAAAGTAGATTACTCAGCTCCACATAATAGACAAATGCTGTTTCGTATGCGTTTGCTTAAATTTTATAAGCAAATAGAATACGATGATGACATTTATGTTGCGACTGCAACTAAAATACTAAATGGTACACTTCCTTGGAAGTATGTAAATCAAATAGAAAAGTTGAGGTTAAAAGATGAGAAAGAAAAAAAAGAAAAATACGAAAAACTTAAAAGACAAAAAGCCGAAAGCCTTGGTCTTAAAGTTAGATCAATCGTTAATAAATTTAAAAGATAAATATTACTTTAAAGTAGGAGGTACAATATGAAACGTAAATGTAAAAGTTGGGCAGTAAATTCAACAGTAGAAAAATTAAAAAACAAAACAACAACAAACTTTGACAGAAGTAAAGGTATTGGAGGATCCGATGCAACTAGGTTATACCAAGGTGATTGGTTAGAACTTTGGGAAGAAAAAACTAACGCAGCTGAACCTGCAGATTTGTCTGACGTATTACCTGTACAAATGGGAATACATACAGAAAGTTTTAATATATTTTGGTTTACTAAACAAACTGGATTACAGGTTGATGGTAAGCAAGAAGCTTTTTTTCATGATAAATATAAATTTATGTATGCTCATGTAGATGGTTTAATTTTAGGAGAAGACAAAGCAATATTAGAATGCAAACATACTAATGCTTTTAGTAATCCAAAGAAAGTTGCAGATAAATACAAAGCTCAATTGCAACATTATTTAATGGTTACAGGTTATCCTAAAGTTTATGTATCTATGTTTTTTGGTAATATGAAATATGAAGTTATGGAAGTAACTGAAGACAAAGAGTTTCAAGAACAATTACTAAATGCTGAAATATTGTTTTGGCATTTTGTTCAAAAGAAAAAACGACCACCAGAGTATATTGGTTTTGAAAATTTTAACAGTAAGGAGTTTACAGATGGAGAAACAATCATACCCATTCTCGCCAGGGAGTAAAGAAGATGGTACATCATTAGAAGCTGCTGAATTAATTAAAGCAGGAGCTGAAACTATCAGAATGAAAGTATTTGATGTAATAACTAATAAAGGTAATTTTGGTGCAACTTCAGATGAGGTTGCTGAACTACTAAATTTAAGTCCTTTTACAGTTAGACCAAGAGTAACTGAGTTGTATAAACAAGGTAAAATTGATAGAACTGATAAAAGAAAAAACTTAAGTGGAGCAAAGGCTTATGTGTATATAACAAAGGAGGTGCAACATGGGAAAGCCAATAGATAGTAGAGCATTAGCTATACTAAAAGAACTTAAACTAGATCAAAAAGACGAACAAGGTCAATACAAAGCATTGTGGGATTGTCATGGTACTTGGGTAATGTATCATAGATATATTGAACAAGCAGGTGCAGAAAATGGTATTAAGTATTATTACGATGAAATAGAAACCAATTCTGCAGATGGTATTGTTGTAGTTAAATGTACTGCAGTTATGAAGAAAGATAAGAATGAACACAGAGTTACTTCTTATGGTGAAGCATCACCTAAGAATACTAAAAATTCTTATCCATATGCAATGGCAGAAAAACGTGCTTATGATAGATGTGTTCTTAAACTATTAGGTTTACATGGATTTGTATATTCAGAAGATGAAATGCCTGAAGAAAAATTACAAAAAGGTAGAGCATCTAGTAAACTTGATAGTAATATTAAAATAGTAAATGTTAAGGAGATAAAGAAAAATGGTAAATAAAGTTATATTAGTTGGTAGATTAGGAGCTGATCCAGAAGTTAAACAAACTAAAAATGGTGATAGCTTTGCTAATCTATCTTTAGCTACTAACAAAAAAATAAAAGATAATGAAAAAACTACTTGGCACAAGATAGTTGTATTTGATCCAAGAATTGCAGATACAATGGGCAAGTATGCCAAGAAAGGTACTCAGTTATTTGTTGAAGGTGAGATTGAAACTAGATCTTACAAAGATGCTAATGACAATCAAAGATATGTAACTGAAATAATTGTACCTAGATATACTGGTACTATCAGAATGTTATCAAACAAAAGTGATACACAATCATCTAGTTCTGGTAACGATTTTGATAATCAGTTTTAATAAAATTCCAGTGCGTTTACTTAATCCCTTTCGTAAACGTCTAAACACAACGTATTGCTGCGTTGGGAATAAACAGTAATAGTGAGCCTCATATCTCACTTAAAACAGTAACATAATCATGTGTTACTCCTTTCTGCTAGGGGGGTTAGTTCCAAATAAGTTGGATGGTTAACCTTTAATTTATTTGGTTTTTTCCCCCTAGTTAAACAAAATTCTTTTTAGCTAAAAGATAGAAATTATTGGAACACCGATCATTGACCATTATAGAATTGGAGGTGTTTAAATAGTCCAGTCATAGGGTGGTTGCCTATGTAAAAAAATCCAATAACTTCGTCATTTGGTGCAGATTAATTAGCAGTCCTAGGCTTACTGCTTAAATCAAGAAGGAAACGGTGCGTTGCTAGTTCTTGAGCCAAATGCAATAAATTCTTATGATCGTTGATTTAAAGAAAGAATTTAGAAAACGTAAATTAAAACTATCTGTTTGTGTTGAGTCATTAGAAGAATTAAATGACTTTTTAACTGTAGACATTCTTAAACGTGGTAATGTAGAAGCAACACTTGTTGCATTAGTTTCTGCATCAATGACATTATCTTCACAATATTCTAAAAAAGATTTAACAATAAACCTACTTTCATCAGCTTTAGCTACAATTGAGTCCGAAAAATATCAAGATAACGGTAATAAGCTAAATTAAGGCTTTATTTAAC